GGTGTAGGGTGTATCCCCCCCCGCGTAAGCGGGTAAGTGTCGGTTTTACATGTGAGTAGCAATATGGGTACAACTGGTGCAACTGGCCAAGTGAATGTCTACCGTCAGGCGTACGAGATGAACTCGTCCCTGGAGAAGTCTCTTGCCGCGTTCGCTCGTCATGTCAATACCAAGTGTGATTGGAAGGACGCGGACGACGTCGTGTTCTGGAGGAAGGTTGAGAGGCGGAGGCGGAGGCGGAGGGTCCTCGACGAACTGGTGCCGGACAGGAAGTGTCCTTGCTGTCAAGAGACGCGGATTGGTCCGGGAGAGTGGATGGTGCGGATGGACGGTGCAATCGTTCTTTGCCGTTCTTGCTACACGCGGCTCCGGCCTAAGACGGGAGTGGTCGCTGCGGGTTTGTTCACACGAGAGGTGCGTTGGACGCTGGACGGAGCCGCTCTGCGGCAGTTGCGGATCGACGCGGGCGTGTCGCAGCGAGACTTTGCAATCTTGATGGGAGTGAGCTCTGCACGTGTTCATCAGATCGAATCGCACGCTAAGAGCATCTCGGACGAGCAGAAGGAACGCATTGTGAAGGCGTTGCAGGAATGCGGTGTCACGTTTATAGGTGAGTAGCGTTTAGAAAATGGCTAATTTGCCTTGTCAACGCACTTGTACTTGTATATGCTGATGGTGTGCCCGGCTCCAACGGAAAACTCCGCTACTGCCCGCATATTCCCGACGAGGAATTAGGGCCCGAGGTGCCATCATGTGACGCAACCGACACCAAGAAAGCGAAGGCACGGCGAGACACCAATCGTCTGCACCGCGTCCAACGCAAGTTTCGGATAGCGATGCTCTCCGCCGTTACGATCAGCGAGATCCAGGAAGTCATGCTGGCTCTCGTCGAACGTGCGAAGCGAGGGAACATCTCTGCCGCACGAGAGGTCTTGGACCGTTGCGTTGGCAAGACGTCTGAGCAGGAAGTCATCGAGCGGCTTGCGGAGCTCGAAGCCATCGTCCTCACGACACAAGGAGAAGCACTTGGAGACGATTCTGTCCGAAGCAACGTTGGATGAGATCGCCAACGAACTGGAGCGGCGAGACCCGCTTGCCTTTGCTCTCATCGTTCTGCACAAGGACGACGCTGACTCAACGTGCCAGATGTGTCGCACGGCGGGACATCCTGTCACGCTCATCGGGATGCTCTCGATCGCCTTCCGAGCGATCCGCAAGCGGGTCCACAGTCGACTCTCAGGCTAATGTCTTCCTCCGTACGCACGCGTCTCGAGGTCCTTGAGTCCGCGTTACGGGCGAAGAGTCTGTACAACAGTGTAGACTGGCAGCGTAGGCGGCGGATGATCCTACGTGCCATGTCTCAGTCGGTAGGCGGAGCACCGTCCTACCGTCCTACGTCTCGCTGGTCTACGCTGCGTCCTCACGATCTGCAGCAGAGGCTCTGGCGAGATGACATCCGCATCCGTCTTGTGCCTGCGGGACGTCGATCGGGCAAGACGGAACTGGCCAAGCGGTACGGCGTCCTCTGTGGATGCTCTCTACCGATGGGACAGGAGGGCTGGATTCACTTCCTTGCTCCTGTCCGTAAGCAAGCGAAGGACATCTTCTGGGACGATCTGAAGACGCTCGTCCCCAAGGAGTTCGTTGTAGGTGCTCCGTTGGAGACTGATCTCACGATCCGTCTCTACAACGGCGTTCGCTTGAACGTAGCAGGGATGGATGAACCGTCTCGTATCGAAGGACATCCCATCTTGGGCGTTGTCCTGGACGAGTTCGGAAACATGAAACCGGAGGCGTGGACACACCACGTCCGTCCGGCACTTGCCGACACTGGAGGATGGGCATGGCTGATCGGCGTTCCTGAAGGACGCAATCACTACTACGAGGAAGTCGAGAACGCGTATCACGACGAGTCAGGTCAGCGTCGCGTCTACACTTGGTCTTCAAGGACCGTCCTTCCGCCAGAAGAGATCCGTGCCATGGAGGAGACCATGGACGAGGTTACGCTGGCACAAGAAGTCGACGCGTCCTTTGTCAACTTCGTCGGGCGTGTCTACTATGCTTTCGAGCGTGAGCAGAACGTGATCGACAATCCACCCTACGATCCCAAAGCGGATCTGTTGCTCTGCTTCGACTTCAACGTCAATCCCGGCACAGCGTCCATCGCACAAGAGCACGCTGGCCAGACAGTAGTCTTGGACGAGGTCTACATCCCCAACGATTCGAATACGCCTCTCGTCTGCAAGCAAATCAAGCATCACTGGTCTAAGCACGAAGGCCGCGTGCTTCTCTACGGAGACGCAACAGGAGGAGCACGCGGTACTGCAAAGGTGCAAGGAACGGACTGGGACCTCATTCGGCAAGAGCTTGGACCCGCCTTCCCAGGACGCGTCAAGGACTTTGTTCCGCTTTCGAATCCCGAAGAGAAGCTCCGCATCAACTCGATGAACCGCCGGATCAAGACGGCAGACGGAACACGCCGTCTCATGGTAGCGAAGAAGTGTCGCTACATGATCCGTGATCTCGAAGGTGTCCGCTATCAGCAAGGCACGTCTGAGATCGACAAGAAGCGAGACCGCAATCTGACTCACCTTTCGGATGGCCTTGGCTACATGATCCACGCTCGCCATCCGATGTCCTCCAACCGTGCTAACGTCGTCGCAGAGGCAATCTGACATGCGAACCATCTACATCGTCCTCAGGAACGCCGTCTTCGCAATGCAAGTCAATATGATCGACGCCGCAAGAATTGCGGACGATTTCAGGAACGAACGCAAGGGACGGAGGATAGTCGCTGGAACCAAGTCTACACCCACAGGCTCTGTCCACGTGGAGTTGTACTTCACGCTGGACGAAGTCATTGCAGTTGAGATTTCAACATGATCAAGTCCTACAAGACAACTCTCACGGGCATCCTTGCTGCGGTTGCCGCGGTCGCAACCGCCTTCGTCGCTCAGTTCGACACTGATCCACTCACCACACCGGATTGGGCGCTCGTCGCGTCCAGCGTCATGGCAGGCATCGGTCTGATCTTCGCACGCGACTGGAACGTGACAAGCGAGGACGAAGGACTGAAGAAGTGAGTGGGCTTCTCGCAGCGATCGCGGCGTTCATCGGACGCATCCTGCGAGAGATCCTTCCCGCCATCTTCGATGAACGTCGTAGGCAGCGTAAGACCAAAGTCATCGGAAAGGAACCGATCGATGCAGTCAACGCAGACATCAAGAAGCATCTTCCAAAAGATTGACCACCTCATTCTGACACTTGTCGGATGGGTGATCACAAGTGTCTGTTCGATCCTGCTCGTGGCCGCCGTTCTGTCCGTCCTTCTGCTCTTCCTCGGATGTGCCAAGAAGGACATTGTTCTCGCGGACAAGGATGCTCCGCTCTTCGTTTCAGACGCAAGTTTCTCGAATCTTCGCGTCTCGGCTTGGGACGAAGAGGCAGGCACTCTCATCGACTTGGGATGGTTCCCTAGCAGTCACTTCGTAGGACGTACCATCTCTTGCTTCGACTGGGAAGCGTACGCTAGTCGCGTTCGCGTCATTGTCTCGCAGTACGAGGTTGACGGTCAGATCGATCTCGACCTCCTCAAGAAGACTCTTGCCGCACTGCCAAAGGACAAGACCATCGTGATCGACCCGCCGTCTGCGTACGAGCGGGAGAAGTTCCTTGCTGTCTGCAAGCGTCTCCGTCCTGATCTCCAGTTCCAAATCCAATGAAAGCCGAAGACCGCATCGACTCGCCATGTCTTCCCTACCGGAGGGTGCAGCAACACTGGACGTTGTTGCACGATCTCCTCGGTGGAACGTACGCGATGAGACAAGCGGGTACTCGCTGGCTTCCACAAGAGCCCAAGGAAGACAGCAGCCACTACGCGATTCGTCTCGAACGTGCGGTACTCTTCAATGGCTTCAAGACTGCGGTCGACGATCTTGTAGATCGTCCGTTCGCCCGCCCGCTGACGTTGACGGGCGAACTTGGTACGCTTGAGATTCTCCGCACAGACTGCACACGGACGAAGCGTTCGCTGGACGACTTCGCGAAGGACCTGCTCCGCTCTGCTGCAATCCACGGCGTTGCACACGTCCTTGTGGACTTTCCCAACGTGCCAGACGGAGCCACGCTTGCCGAAGTTGGAGGGGAGGTGCGTCCCTACTTCGTCTTGGTCGCCGCTCCTGATCTCATCGGATGGCAGTTCAACGATCGCATGGAGCTTGTCGAGGTCCGCATTCGATTGTTTGTGGACGAGCCAGTCGGGGCGTACGGACAGCAACGGGTCGAGAAGATCCTCGTCTACAAGAAGGACGCATGGGAGTTGCACCGTCGGGACGAGGATGGAGCCAAGTTCTCGCTGGAGAGCAAAGGCACTCACACGTTCGGCGGTGTGCCTCTTGTCTCGGTCTACTTGAACAAGCAAGAAGAGATGGTAGCCGATCCTCCTCTCGAGGACCTCGCCATGCTCAACCTTGCTCACTGGCAGTCTTCTGCGGACCAGCGTAACGCTCTCCGCTTTGCACGCATCGGCTTGCTCTGTGCAGTAGGATTCACCGCCGAAGAGTTCGATCAAGGATTCGTCATTGGTCCGAACTACGTTGTCAAGTCCGTGAATCCGCAGGCCAAGCTCTCGTACGTCGAGCACTCTGGTTCCGCGATCAAGATCGGACAGGACGATCTCGACCGTCTTGAACGGCAAATGGAAGTCCTCGGACTGCAACCCGTCGTCGAAAGGACGTCTGAGTCCACGGCAACAGGGAAGCTCATCGACGACAGCAATAGTGCCTCCTCGCTGAAGAGCTGGGTCGCATCCGTGAATCGCGGTCTCTCGGATGCTTGTGCGTACGCGGGCAGGTGGATCGGGCAGGAGACGGAGGTTGCCGTTGCTCTGTTCGATGACTTCGGCGTTTCTGTACGTGCAACCAACGAGCTGGACGTCCTTCTCAAGTCCCGCATCGCCGGCGAGATTTCGCGAGACACGTATCTCGAGGAGCTCAAGCGACGGGGTGTTCTCAATGAGACGCTTGACGTGGACGAGGAGATCGAGAGACTGGGTGCAGATCTGCTGCCGGACAATTCTGGTGAACAGGATGCACTTGCGTAATGCAGTCGGTCAATGACCAGATTCTTGATTGGGCTATCCATCACGCTGTCTATCTCACCAGACTTGGCAAGTCGGAAGGACGCCGCTACGCGGCTCTGCTGGACAACCTTGTCTGGCCGGATGTGTTCGATCGTGTAAACCGAATCCCGCTTGCGTCTCGCGGGATGTCCTCAGGAGTGTTCACTACAAAGACGCTTAGGACTGCTCTCGCAGACATTCGTTCACTCGTCAAGACGCGGTTCGGCGAGTCTTACGCTACCTTGCGAGACAGGCTAGTAGAGGTTGGCAAGACCGAATCAGCCGCGTGGATCAAAGCGTTCTCACGCATCGTTCCTGTCAACATCTCGTACGATGTTCCGTCCGTCGCAACGCTCCGACAGATTGTAGTTGCTCGCCCCTTCGAGAACGCTCTTCTCAAGTCTTGGGTAGATGGTCTCAGTACACGGGCCTACAAAGGTGCGGAGCGTGCGATCACGGCAGGGATGGTGGAAGGCAAGGCAGTAGGAGACATTGTCAACGATCTGCGGCGTTCTGTTGTCCGCACTACTCGCGATCAAGCAGAGGCTCTCGTCCGCACGGCGGTGAATCACACGTCTACGCAGACACGAGAAGCCGTCTTCGCTCAGAACTCTGATGTCGTTGCCGAAGTTCAATGGGTCTCAGTCCTGGACGCACGTACAACTCTCATTTGCATGAGCAGAGACGGCAAGCGATTTCCGATTGACGAAGGACCGCGTCCTCCGGCTCACTTCAACTGCCGGTCGACAACGGTCCCTGTCACGAAGTCTTGGCAGGAGCTCGGGATCAAGGGAATCAAACTCCTTCCTGAGTCCACACGTGCGTCCATGAATGGACAGGTTGCTAAGAGCGTTACCTACGAGGAGTGGCTACGCAGGAAGTCAAAGACAACGCAAAACGAGATCCTGGGGCCTCGAAGAGCGGAGCTCTTCCGTTCGGGTCAACTCTCGATCAAAGACATGGTGAACGCGTCGACAGGACGACCGTACACTCTAGAACAGTTGAGGAAACGCTATGGCATTGAAAGCAATTCTTGATTCCCTGGATGGGCTCTCAGAAGAGCTTCGTGGACACTACACTGAGCAGGACGGGAAGTTCATGCTCAGCGTCACCAGTGTCGATGGATTCGCCCTTGAGAACACCAAGGGGTTGAAGTCCGCTCTCGAACGAGAACGTGCGGATCGACGCAAGTTGAACGATCGGCTTGCTGCGATCGGAGATCACGATCCGGACGTGATTCGAGAGGCCGTAAGCAAACTCGACGAGATCAAGAGCTGGGACCCGGACAAGAAGGTCTCAGAGGCAGTCAAGGCTCGCGAGGCCCAGATCGTTGATCTCCACAAGAAGGAGCTCAACAAGGCCGACGGCCGTGCAAAGACGCTCCAGCGTCAACTGGAAAGCGTCCTCATCGACCAAGCGGCAGAGCGGGCAATTGTGGAGGCGAAAGGCAACGTGCGTCTGCTCTTGCCGCATGTCAAGTCCGCTCTCCGTATCCGAGAGGACGGAGAACGCTTCCTGGCTGAGGTTGTCAATGAGAGGGGCGAGCCCCGTATCGGCGACAAGCATGGACAGCCAATGACGATCGCACAGTACGTCGAAGAGCTCCGTACAGACGCGAGCTTCGCGGCAGCGTTCACTGCAACCGATTCTCGCGGAAGCGGTGCCTCAGGAGGTAGCGGCTCCCGAGGAACTACGTCCGCCGGGCAGCGAATTGCAACGCGGGACGATCTTGCTCACGGGCGGGTCGATCCGCAGGAACTCATCGACGGGAAGGTTGCTCTTCAGTAAGGCGGGATGCCGGCGAGCGGGGCTCGCTAGTTCTTTCAGATTTCCACTCGCACCCTCAGGGGTCATCCCATGGCTAACACAATCACACCGCTTGTCCCGAAGATTCTCGGGCGAGCGATGATGGCTCTGCGGCAGACTGCATGGATGCCGCGTCTTGTCAACTCTGACTACTCCACTGACGCTGCTAAGAAGGGCAGCACGATCGACATCCCGATCCCGTCTGCTCTGACGGCAACGGACGTCACTCCCGCTCCGACTCTCACTCCGAGCGACTCCACGCCTACCACGACGCAGATCCAGCTCAACAGTTGGAAGCGTGTCACGTTCCATCTCACGGACAAGGACTACGCTGAGATCGACGCGAACGCTGCCTTCGTGCCGATGCAGTTGACCGAAGCGATGAAGGCTCTCGGCAACGCCGTGAACCAGTCCATCTGGGACGCGTACAAGAAGGTCTACGGATACACCGGCATTGCCGGGACTACTCCGTTCGCGTCCAACTACGATTCGGCTCTGGACGTCCGCAAGATCCTTGCCGATCAGCTCTGTCCGAAGGGCGAACGTCGTTTCGTGGTGGACAACACTGCGGAGGTCAACCTCCTGAAGCTCGCTCCGTTCCGCGATGCTTCTCAGTCCGCTGACGCACGCGTCATCGCGGAAGGCGAGATCGGACGCAAGCTCGGCTTCGATTGGTTCGCTGACGACGCGGTTCCGCTCCACACGGCGGGAACGGGCTCCGGCTACCTTGTCAACAACGGCTCCGGTCTTGCCATTGGAGCTAAGACTGCGGCCGTTGACACGGGTACTGGAACTCTCGTCGAAGGTGACATCATCTTCTTCGCGGGACACGCTCAGTCGTACGTCATCACGGCCGCGTACGCTGGCGGAGCTGGCACGATCGCGTTCGAGCCTGCACTCGTGGCTACTGTCGCTGACAACGCCGCGATCGCGAAGGTCGCAACGCACCGTGTCAATCTCGCGTTCCACCGCGATGCCATCGGCTTCGCGAATCGCTCGATGGCATCTGAACTCGACCGGATGTCCCCGAATCCGACGTGGACGGTGCAGGACCCCAAGACCCTTCTCGTCTTCCGTGCGGAGCTCATCCGTCAGGCGAAGCAGTGGGTTTGGGACTTCGACATTCTCTACGGTGCGGGGATCGCCCGTCGGGAACTCGCTTGCCGTCTCGGCGGTTGATCGTCTTCTTCACTCCACTCCGGCGTCCCTTCGCTGGGACGCTGGGGTTTCGCCTCTTTCCCTAGGAGACTCTATGCCTGCTGAAATCTTTGAGACGATCGAAGTCGAGGGCCCTGCCGGACGCATCGTCATCAACAAGCACGATCTCGCGTCCTACCAGGAGCGTGGCTACAAGCTCGCAACGGAGGTGCCTTCGGCGACTCCGCCTGACGTCAACGCCGAGACGCCGGCGAAGAGGACCAAGTAAGCGATGCCGCTTGTCGTCGAAGACGGTTCCGGTCTCACCAACGCTGACGCGTACGTCAGCGTTGGTGAGACGGATACCTACAACACTAACTTCGTAGCCAATTCCACTTGGCAAGAGGCAGGCACAGACGAGAAAGAGCTGGCTATTCGCAAGGCTACAGCGTACTTGGACAACAAGTACAGGAGTCGTTGGCGAGGACGCCGTTCCAACGAGACGCAAGCGTTGTCTTGGCCGCGTGCCTACGTTGTAGACGACGACGGCTTTGGTCTTGCGTCCGATGACATCCCGACTGCCTTGAAGAATGCAACGGCGGAGGCTGCTATCAGGGCTCTGACCGGCGAACTCATGAGTGACCTTACGACTCCTGGGACGATCGGGCGGACACGCAAGAAGGTAGGGCCTCTTGAGACTGAGACAGAATTCGTTGGTGGCAGCAGTCAAGTCCCGTCCTACCGTGTCATCGACGCTCTGTTGAGGAGCTTGATCACGCCCTCTCAAGTTGATCGCGGCTGATGGCCACTCTTGACGCAGAACTTCGGCAAGTTGCGTTAGACCTCATTGAGGAGTTTGGGAAGACCGTCCAGTTCCGCACGGTGCTCTCGACGTACGATCCTGCCACAGGACTCACGACCGAATCTGACGAGACGTTCTACGACATCAAAGCGTCTCCTCCTGCTCCTAAGCGTTTCTTCCTCCAAGAGGGAGACGTCTTGGTCCACGGCGGGACATACATCTTCATCGCTGCCAAGGGGCTCCAGATCACGCCGTATCTTGGGCAGGTTGTCAAGATCGGAACAGAGGCATTCAGGATCACATCGGTGGAGCCAATCTTCTCTGGTGAGCAAATCTGTCTCTTCGGGTTGAGAATCGAGCAATGAGCCGAGGACCACTCACCAACGTCGACGACTTCAACCGTGCCGTGCAACAGGCAACGAGAACGATGACGCAGCGTGATCTTGTGCTCGTTCACAAGAAGATCGCCCAGGACGCTTTGAATCTCATCGTCAGCAAGACGCCGGTGGATACAGGTCGGGCACGCGGGAACTGGCAGACAACGCTTCACGTTCCCGCTGCTGGAGAGACGTACGCTGGGCGTCCTAATCCCTCTGGCGGACAAGGGAACGCGGCAGCAGCGACGCAGCACGCATTGAATAGCGGTGCAAAGGTCATCCAGTCCATCGTGCCGTTCTGCGTCTTGTATCTCACGAACAACGTGCCGTACATCCGCGTCCTTGAGTTCGGCCAGTTCGATCCGCCGAATCCCGGTCCTTCTAGCGATCCTCGCAAGGGACGGTTTGGCAATGTTCTCGTGCGAAGCGGTTACTCAACACAAGCTCCTGCAGGAATGGTAACTATCTCCATTGCAGAATTGAGACGGATGTTCCCATGAGCTTGGAAGCAATGTCCAACACGATTCGGGCGACGGTGCAGTTGCTAGACGTATCGCCCATTGTCTGGGACAACGATCCGAATCTAGTTGTACGGCAGGACGTCGTACAGCTCCGTGCATCCATCCGGCTCGGTGAGCAGAGGCAAGTCTCGACCGGAGGCGTGAAGCGTTTCCGGCAGGGTGGAGCTCTTGTGCTACAGGTCTACAATCCTCTTGGCAAAGGTGACCAAGCGAATCTCAGTCTGATCGACACCATCTTACTGTTCTTCCGCTGCAAGACATACGATGGAGTCGTCTTCGCTACACCCACGCTTGAGACCGTAGGACGTAATGACAAGTATTGGCAGGTCAATGCGATCTGTCCTTTCTACTACGACATCCTCGCTTCCTAGGAGCGATTCCCATGTCTGACTCAAATCGAATTCGGGTGGCCTACAAGGTCGAGACGACCTTTGGCTCCACTCCGGCATCCTCCGCGATTCAGGAGCTCCGACTGACGTCGGAATCCCTCCATCAAGAGGTTGCCGTCGAGACGTCTGGTGAGATTCGTCGCGATCGCCAGATCGCAGAAGTTGTCCGGTCCAACATCTCGGTTGCCGGAGACATCAACTTCGAGTTCTCCGCTACGTCCTACAACGACTTCCTCCAGTGGACGCTGCAGTCCGCAGGATGGTCTTCTCTGGTCACGGTAACTGGCACGACGCTGTCTGCGGCGTCTGGAGACCAGTCCTTCAACGACTCTGCGAACGGTTTCGGCACGTTGCAAGTCGGACAGTGGATTCGTGTCACTGGCTTCGCTACCGCTGCAAACAACGGCGTCTTCAAGATCGTGACCAAGCCGACGAACGGCAAGATCACCGTGACAGCGGGAACTACGCTGATCACGGAGTCCGCCGGTCCGTCAGTCACGATCAAGATGGGTGAGCAAGTTGTCAACGGCACCACGCTCAACTCCGTTCACTTCGAGCGGAAGTACGACGATCTGACTAACATCTTCGCTCGCTACACGGGCGTCTGTTTCGAAGGAATGTCTCTGGCAGTGAACGCCGAGTCCCTCATCACGGGTGGATTCAGCGTTATTGGCAAGGCTGAAGTGTCTCAGACAACGTCCTTCGGATCGTCCTACACGGCACCTGGAACCAATCCGATTCTCAACGCGATTGACCACGTCCTTCGGATCACGGAGAGCAACGTCGAGGTCGACTGCACGTCCTGGTCGTTCCAGCTCGCCAACAACTTGCGTCCGCGACTTCAGATCTCCGATCTCGGGGCTGTCAGCGTTGGAGCAGGAACGTGCGAAGTGTCTGGCACGGTGCAGATGTATTTCAACTCGTCTTCGGTCATGGACAAGATGTTGGGCTTCACCGCGACCTCGCTTGCGATCATCCTCTGGGATGGGACCAACGGGTACGTCATTGAGTTCCCGCGTGTCCGCTTCACGGGCGGGCAGCGTGTCGCCGGTGGCCAGAACCAAGACATCATCGCGGACATGTCTTGGCAAGCGTACCGTCACGAGACCGAGGACGTGACCATCCGCATCGCTCGTCTTTCCTGAGTTCTCTCCTGAGGCCCTCCCCCGACTGGTAGCCAGCGGGGGAGGGCATCCCTTCTACAAGGAATCTCATGCGTATTTCAAAGTTCCGTACTGATCGCCGTGCAGAGGAAGATGGTGTCTGGGTGGACGCTGGCGAGGGCCTCCAGCTCCGCATCGCCCGTGCGGGCAATCCCCGCTTTCTGGAGGCACTCCGACGTCTTGGAGCTCCTTTGCTTCCGCAAGTGCGGACAGGGACGATCTCCGAGGAAGCGTCTGAAGACGTTCTCTGCCGTGCAATGGCCGAAGCGATCCTGCTCAACTGGGGAAACCTTCAGGACGATGACGGGAAGGACATCCCGTACTCTCGCGAGAAGGCGTACCAGCTCCTTCTTGAAGTGCGGGACTTCCGCCTCCTCGTGACTGAGCTCTCGCAGAACGTCAATCTCTACCGCGGAGAGCAGACTCAGAGGATCGTGGGAAACTCACAGTAGCTCTGCGGTGGTCCCTTGACTGGGGACCTTACGCAGAGCGGCTTGAACATCTTCAGCGGAAAGGACGCAAGATCGAGGCTCTTCGCCGAAGACCTCAGATCGACTTTCCCGACTTGTTCGATGCCTATCTGGCTCTACGCTTTGCGTGGTCTGCGGATCACGCAATCCCGTTGTACGAAGTTGTCGCTTGGCTCGATCTGCATTGCATCTCGCACCCTGACGATCGCCGTCTCTTCTTTGAAGTTGTCCGCAGTCTTGATGCAGAGTTCATGAGGTGGGCTAAGGAACGCAAAGATGCCAACGCTGCAACTCGCAATCGATTCTCGAAAGGCCAAAGACGGGGCGGACACGTTCGTCAGAGCAACGGATAACGTCCAGAAGAGTGCCAAGCGTGTCGACCAAGCTCTCAAGCAGAACCGAGACGAGTTCGGAAGATTCGCCAAGGCTGCCCAAGAGTCCGCTTACTCGTTGAAGAGTGTGCTCGCGTGGGCAGCGTCGGGCATTGCCGTCGGCTACGGAACAAAGGAGGCCTTCTCACAAGTAGCAAACTTCGAGCAACGTCTCGCTGAGATTCAAGGCGTCACGCAAGCCGCGTCGGCTGACATGAAGCGTCTTGAGGAAGCGGCACGGGTGATGGGAGTCACGTCGCAGTACTCCGCGACGCAGGCTGCCGAAGCGATGTTGAATCTCAGCAAGGCTGGATACACCGTAACGGAGTCGATCCAGTCCGTGGACGAAGTCTTGTCTCTTGCTCAGGCTCACGGATTGGATCTTGGTCGCTCCTCTGAGATCCTCATCGCGGCAATGAGGACGTTCGGTCTCACTACCGAAGAGGCAACCCGTGTCGTCGACTCCTTCTCGTCTGCTGCAAACTTGTCCTCCGCAGACGTGGAGGACCTCGCCAAGGCCCTTGAGTTTGCCGG